CTACCGAACAATTTATACTCTCCATCTTTCATATGTGCGGCAACACTATTTGGATGTACACCTTGGATAACACAATTAACTCCATATTGCTGCTGTCGAAAAGTTCCACTCTCTGGTAACAGTATGTGTGAAGGACTAACAGAGAAAGCGTCTTTAAAACGTACTATATCACTTTTCGTTAACACAGCTCCAACACCATAATTGTTATCATCTCCTCCAAGATGAAATCCTAATATAGCTGAAGGATTCTCTACTGCAAGTACAACAGACATACACCTACACCTTCCAACACCAGATGAAATATACGACATACCATTGAAATAGACCTTGCTGGAAGAATCACCAGGAATAATACAATGGTTGTTCGTGCAACGACTATTATGCTTAATTTCCACAACTTCATTAACCTCAATACAACCATTAGAACGTCTGTAAATCATAGAACCAAATGGAGGTAATCTTTCTGAATTGTCCATAAAGTACTTGGACATGTCTGCAAAGTCACCAGATTTTGGGACTTCTACGACAACAAGATCACCACCATAATATTTACAATCATCTAAAGAAAAATTGCATGAAAAACGTGCATTCCCACAAACTCCTTGCAAATCATCTTTACGAGTAAAAATGTACTTAGCTCGTTTCTTTGACACTTGATGATGTGGAAGTAAGATCATTCTGCTACAAATTGCAAAGGCATCACAACTCTCACCTGATTTTGTATTAAGAACATGCAACAAATTTTTACACACAGCATTCTTCAACTCAACATGATTACTAGTTATAGACACAGGCAATGGATCTAAATTGGCATTATACCGCTGTTTCTTATACCAATATCGAGCCATACCAGAAAGACTTGCATAGTCAACTATTGGCATCTCACTATCAGCTTGAGGGTTCAATCTATACTTATCTAATGTGGTATACAAGACATTATTACCAATTAACCCTAACTTACCAATAATATAACAAGCACCTACTGAAGGAAGAATTTCATCTCTCACAGGATTATTAGTCTTAGATTTTATCCAAAAACGTGTAATGGCTCGTCTAAGGGACATATCTCGCCTCTTCATCTTTTTAATAATTAACATAATTAACATAATCGAGATTTTCCAAAGATTTCCGCCGTGTATCCAAGTGTCTGGTTTATACCTATATATCGTATGAAGAAAAGTAAGCAAAAAAGTTGCTAATGCTGGTTGTTTTGACCTCTTTGCAAATTTCACAATTTTCTTGAATGTTAATACTAATCGAACGTAATCCCCATAAGAG